CTCTCGAACCGAACAGTTGCGGCACTTTCAAAAATATGGACTGATTTTTTCATGGAATGGCCTCCTTACGCGGTTTTTGCGCGCGTCGGGCTCCGCCCGACCCCCGTGTCCCTCTGTTTTCTTCTTTTAGGGCTTATTTTTGCAGTATGGAAACACAAGGGACAATCAGAAGGGTCGACGCGGTGCGACAGATGGAGACCCGCGAAGACCAGTATGGCCGCCGGGTGCTGTTCAGTATTCAGTTCTACACCAAGGAGGGCGAGGTGGTGAGCATGAGCCACGCCTACACCTGCGGACTCCGGGTGTCGATGAAGAGCAACCGTCTGCGCGGAGTGCAGCAGTGCGACTCGGCAGGCAACAAGATAGGTCATGTGGTGCCCGTCTCGATAGACAACTTGCGCATGTTTAACAACCAAATAGTAGTTTTGTAATGGCAGACGTAATGACACTTGCGCCTTTTATCCTCTCCTGGGAGGGCGGATTCTGCAACCGCAAGAATGACAAGGGAGGCCCGACGAACAAAGGCGTCACCCTAAACACCTGGAGGAAGGTCGGATATGACAAGGACGGCGACGGAGACATCGACGTCGAGGATCTGAAGCTCATCTCCGACGAGGAGGCCGTGAAAGCCGTACTGCTGCCCCACTATTGGAACCGGTGGAGAGCCGACGAGATCCACAGTCAGTCCATTGCCAACATCCTCGTCAATTGGGTATGGGGCAGTGGAATATACGGCATCATCTACCCTCAGCGGATGCTCGGGGTGAAGGATGACGGCGTGGTGGGCCCGAAGACCATAGCGGCTGTCAACGCCACGGATTACGAGGAATTCTTTTACAAGTTGAAGAAACGCCGCGAGGAGCATTTCCGTGCCATTGTCAAGAATGATCCCACTCAGCAGGAAAACCTGGGCGGCTGGCTCCGCCGCCTCAACAGCATGGGCTGGGGATATCTCAAATGCAACGGGGGTAAAATCATAACATTCACCAACAAATGAAAAGAAACGTTTTTGTCATAGGATTAATGTTTATTGCACTGATGACCGGGTGCTGCCGCAAGACGGCGGCTCCTCCCTCGGTGTCTCATTCCAACACCCAGGACAGCATCCGCGAGACCATCGTGGAGCGCATAGTGTACATCCACGACAGCGTGAAAATAGAAGTGCCTGTGGAAAAGATAGTCAACGTGCTGCCTGACACCGACACCTCGAAGCTGGAAACCAGCATGGCCACCAGTACCGCATATATTGACACCTTCGGCTTTCTCCACCACACGTTGAACAACAAACAGCAGACGTTGACCGCGCCGGTGGATCTGGCCATACCTGTCAGCGACACCACACACGAAGAGTTCCACAGCAGCGAGAAGTCCGACACCGTCTATGTGGACGTACCGGCACAGCTCACCGACACCCAGAAGTTCCTAATAAAGACCGGATGGCTGACCATATTTGCTATCGGCTGTCTTATCGGCTACGCAATATACAGGCTATGGCGAAGAATGTGATTGTCCGCGACGTGGTGAGCGGCCGACGCGACGTGCTGACCGACACCGAATACAACCGCCGGATGCTGCAGTGGTCACAGACCGTGCTGCAGATGGCCAAGATGCAGGCCTCGGCATTCCGCAAGGGCAAGAAAAAAAGCCACACCTACCAGAGCGGCAAGAAAAAAGGCAAGACGGAACACATCCTGCGCTCCCATATCCAGTACCAGATGAAGAGCGACGGCGGCGACGTGGCAGGCGTGGCCTTCCAGTTCCCCGTGCATGGCATATTCCGTGAATACGGCGTCGGCAACGGCACGCCCCGCGCGCTGGTAGGACACACGGCGCGCTCCATGAGCGACTGGCTCAGCGGCACCCTGCAGCGGCAGGAGTCCTCGCTGGTGGACATCGTGGCGGAAGGACAGGCAGGCAAGGTGATACGGGTATTCGCCGGCATCCACAAGTAGTGTCCCCTGCGACTCATATATATAATGGTATCTTTGCATCAAAGAAACAACCAGCATGTCGATAACAGTAGAGAAAGAACCGTTCCTGATCGGCTGGGCGAAAAACCGCCTCGCCTATTCGCTGCTGTGCAACGGCATAGACTCCGAAGGAAGCCCGGCGTCGTTCGCTCTCACCTTCGCGAGTACGAATGTGGCTGAAGGGGCCTGCGTGGTACTGACTCTCGACGGACGGGAGCTTGTGTTCAAACGGGTCAGCAACTTTTCCTCCAGCTATGAGTTCGACACACTCGCAAGACTCGCACAGAAGATTGCCGACTGTCCCTATGTCTCGGCGCTCTTCGACGTGACCTATAATAGCAATACGAGGGTGCTGTCCTTCTCGGCAAAGGCCGACGGCCACCACACGCTGAAACTGCACACCCTCTCGTCGGCGGGTATGCCGGACGGCTTCGAAAGCAGCCTGGTGAGTTCGTCTTCGTACACCGAAGGCACGGACAGAAAGCGCAAAGACAACTACGCCGTGTCGGCACAGGTGGAGGTGACCGTCAACGACGGCAACCACCTGAAAGTGTACCAGGGGGACAACATGGTGATGACTCCCGACGGCGACGGACGGGTAAGGATACCCCTCGACCTGCTGCGCGGGTATATCCCACAGCCGGATCTGCCCTCCACGACGGACGGACAGATGCAGCTGCTCACCAACGCCATGCTTAAATACCGGCTGCGCTACAGCGAGACATACGGCAGCCCGGCACCCCTGCTGCAGCAGGTCGTCACGACCGGCTACAGGTATGCGCTGTGCGGCGAGATGACCGAACGCTACGCAGAACACAACATTCCCGACTGGGACGGCGGCCAACGGCAGCGCTTCATTGTCAGCTCCAACGACACCTTCTGGGTGATCGGAGAGGACACCGGAAAGACCACGACCACCCGCCTGTCGGCCCCCGTGTTCCTCTATGGCCTCTGGTACGACTCCACCAAGAGCTTCGGGGCCACGCTGAATGCGGCCGTGGAGGTGACGGGACGCTACGAGGACGGCAGCGGCATCAATATCATCCGCAATTTCAGCGTAAAAAACGGATATCCCTACCGCATGAAGGCAAGCCCGGCGGACTTCTCCATCGGAGAGAGCGTGGTGTGGTACACGGTGCGGATCACCACAGACGGCGGCCAATGGGAAAGAACCTACCGCGTGCTGCCCGACCTCTACGAGCGTCACCTGCTGCTGCTGCAGAACAAATACGGACTGCTCATGCCGATGGAATGCGGAGAGCTGCGCCGGCAGGCCACATCGGAAGGGGAGGCTGTGACGGTGAACCGCCGCCGGTACCTGGACATCACCGGCCACTACGAGCAGTACACCGCCGTGGCCGGAAAGATAGACAAACAGTCCGCCCGGCTGCTGGCCTCCAGTCTCGGCGGCAGATACCACTACATGAAGGACGGCTCGGCATGGGTACGCATCACGCTGGAACCGGCATCGCTGAAAGTGCAGGATGACGGGGAAGGGATGGTGAAGATGGAGTTCGACTTCCGCTTTGTCGAGAACCAGTCGGAAAACCGCGCCACAGGCGCACTCGGCCGAGGACTGACTCCGAGTGTGGATGACGTATGGGACGAAGTGGCCATAGCGGCAGAACATGTCAGTCCAAACGACAATATAATATACTGACCTTATGGCGATACCTACTCTCAATCAGGGCATGACGTGGGGCGAAATCTTCACTGTCCTCAACCAGCTCATAGCATTGGTCAACAGCATGCGCTCTGCCATCGGCAACACGCTGGTCAACGGAAGGATCGACTATTCTCTGCTTGAGAACCTTCCTCGTATCAACGGCGTGGTGCTGTTAGGTAACCGCGCGCAGGAAGAGCTGAATATTGAAGCGGATGCGGAAGTGCTGCAGGCCGTGCGCGACTTCGGCACCCGCGTCGACGGAGTCACCACGGAGCAGAGCGCATATGTCCTCAGGATTGTGTCACTCGAAGACTCCCGCACGACGGACAATCTGCGTATAAATGCGTTGGAAGGCGAGAAGACCGCCCGCGACAACCAGATCTCCGACCTTGTGGCTGAAGCCGCGCTCATCGTGGCCGCCAGCGACCAGGCCTATGCGGCAAAGGAAGATGCTGTAGCTGCGAAGAATGACGCCGTGATTGCGAAAACGGCTGCGGAGACGGCAGCAGCCTCGGTGCCCGAGAACACATCAACAAGACTCACCAACCTCGAGGACCGTATGGGCAATGCCGGAAAGAAAGTCTCGATATCCGACGACCTAAAAGAGAGCCGCGTGAAGACAAACGACCTCCTCGGCGCGCTGAAACAAATTGGATCCGGTGATGTCTACGATCATGTTAGGGACATCGCCGATTTGGATGTTAACTATTAATAACAGAATAATATGTCAACTGTTTGTAACCTGAAAATAGACAGCCTCGGCACTCCAGACCTGTGCGAGAAGGTGATCAGCGGTGTGCGCCGGCTGCTCTTCGTGCCCAAAGGCGACATTGAGGCCATCAACGCCGCTCTAACGGCAATGCCGGAGGAGTTTGAAGATTATGTCGTGGTGGGCAGCAGCGCAATGACACAGAAGGCCGTGTCGCTGAAAAGCGGATGCGAGTTCGGCGAGATCTACGCTGCACGCGACCTCGGAGAGCTGAAATACACGGTGCAGGGAACAGCGGACAACCGCTCCTTCCACGCCACCGTGGAAATACACCACCCGGGGTTCCGTCGCAAGATGCTGGGCTTCCTCGGCCTCGCCGCCAACCTCGAGTTCGTGCTGTTCGTGCAGCTTGCCAACGGCGACTGGCACCTGTTGGGCGACCTCGACCGTGGCGCCGTCCTCGCCGACGGCGTGGAGGCCTCCAGCGGCAAGGCCGCCGGCGACCTGAACGGAGCCACCATGACCTTCGAGTACGACTGCAGGATGAAAAGGGTGATGTTCGAAGGCTGGTATCCGGAAAACGAGACCTACGGCGTGGAGATGTACCGCATAGCATATCTGCTCGCCGACGAGAACTTCTGCGTCCTGACAGACGAAAACGATGTTCCTTTGGAAATAACGGTTTTTTGACTTTCATTATTAACCAAATCATAAAGCTTTATGACAACATTTAACGTAAGAAGAGCCAGCAGTCTGCCCGTCTACGACGGCGACGCTGGCAACGTGCGCATCCTCGGTGTCCGAAAAGACACCGGCGAGGCCGTGCAATTTGAAGGATCGGCTGTCATCCTGGAGGCCTTCTTGAAGACCTCTAAACCGTACTACGGCATCCGCCAAAAGAACTGGCGCAGCAGCGTCAGCCAGTCGCTCGACGCCGTCAACCCGGAACTGATGACCCCGGCCGCCCAGCCGTGGTGGGATCGCATCCGCTCCTTCGTCGAGAACCCCGACGGATCTGTCAAGTACTACCTTGACAAGAACGACAGCCGCTACAAGGAAGGCGGCACCGTGCCGGCAGACCTCACCGGAAAGGACGGAAACGTCATGGTCGAGATCCCTGCACACTACATCAAGGTGGATTACCGCGAAGGCGACCGCTACCGCCTCTACAGCGACTTCGCCCTGCCCGGATTCACCCTCATCCCCCGCATGGTACTCGGCAAGTTCATGGCCAGCAAGTACACCGGCACGACAGTGGCCAACAGCGCGCTTGTGCAGAACGGCCTGGTGTCGAACTGCCTTCTGCAGTGGGACGACATGGCCTACATGCAGTGCGCCAGCGGAGACGAGACGCCCATTGTGCGCCACACGGTGACCGCCAGCGACATCAGCTACAGCATACCGTACTTCGGAGAGGCCGGAAGCGACAGTCACCTGCTGGCAGAGGCCTGCCGCGGCGGCAACGCTTCTGGCTCGACCGACGACGAGACCTACCACAGCGAGCTGGGCATGTGCCGCACCGGCATGAACCGTACCGAGAACCGCACGGCCTGCGGCGTGGTAAACACCGCCCACAGCATCACAGTCAAGGATCAGGTGCTGCACACCGGCGCCTTCCACATCCTGAATGAGCTGGCCTGGGGCGGACGCTGCAAATACCTCAACTACGACATCCAGAATGTCGCCGCCTTCGGTGAGGGCAGCGATGCGAAGCTCTCTTGGTCGGAATGGGGCAGCTGGGGCAGCTACAACCCGTTCATCCCTAACGGCGTGACCGCTCCCCTGGGCGACATCACCGGCTATGTGACCTACAAGGTGGAAATGCCAGACGGCACAGAGAAAACGGTGAAGTGCGGCTGTCTCTTCGGCGTGGAGCTGCCCATCAACTACATCTGGCACAACTGCGACGACCTGCTGTGCTACAACGACGGCACTTCCTTCACCGCCTACTACTGCGACGACCCGACTCATTTCTTCACCCCGGCCGACGACGGTGCACAGAGCCTCGCTGCAGACAACCACTATGTGGCTGTCGCCACCATGCCGATGTCCGACAACTGGCTGGCCCGCGAGAGCATGGCAGAGAATGGCCTGTCGCTTCCTATGGAAGTCGGCGGCGGCCCCACCTCCGGAGTCGGTGACTTCTACTATCACGGTGGCTCCACGGGCTGGTTTTGTTCCCTGCTCGGCGGTGTTGCGTATAACGGGGCGGTTGCGGGGTTCGGCTGTCTGAGTGCGGATGGCCGTCCTGCGTATGCGTATGCGGACGTCGGCGCCCGCTTGTGCCGAAATTAAGGCCCGAAGCGAAGCCATGCGGAAAACGGAATGCGGTGCGCGGCGCGAAGCGCCGCCGCCGCCATCCGCGAAAAAGCACAAAAATTAAGTATATGAAATAAGGATACATCTGCAAGGGCTGGTTTTGTTCCCTGCTCGGCGGTAATGCGAATAACGGAGCGAATGCGGGGTTCGGCTATCTGAATGCGAATAACCGTCCTGCGAATGCGAATGCGAACATCGGCGCCCGCTTATACCGAATAAGATGTTAGAAAGATAAAAAGGCAGGTGTACCCTCACCTCTCGGTGAAAGAGTAAAATTAGGATATAAGGAGTTTTAGTAGCTATAAGCAAGGAACCTCATAAAATATTCGGCACAACAACATGCCATAGAGTATGCCAAACTGTATGTACAGCGACTTCGAAGACTGCGGCTTCATCTACTCCAAGACGAAGCGTGTAAGGCATATCTATCAGTATACCTACGACCCGGACAACATCATACGATGCATCGAGAAGTCCCAGCGGAGGAAGCACCGGAACAGGGCAGTCGTCAGATTCAACGAGGACTACTGCAACAACGCCGATAATATCTACTGGCTGCTCCGTAACGAGACATACCTCCCTGGTGCCCTGCGCGAGAGAACAATCTTCGAGCCCAAGGAAAGGCGGCTGAAAATACCGCCCTATAATCCCGACCGTATCATCGACCAATGCCTGGTGAGCGTCGTGGAGCCCATACTGATGGAAACGTATATCGCCCATACATACAGCTGTATCAAGGGACGTGGCATCCACGGCTGTCTCACGGACATCGTGGCCGCCATGCGGCGCGACCCGGAAGGAACGCGCTTCGCCCTGGTGATGGACGTGCACAAGTACTATGACAACATCGACCACCAGACGCTGAAACGCAAGTACCGGAAAAAAATCGGCGACCCGAAGATGTTGCGCCTCATGGATCTAACAACGGACTGTAACGGGGAGGAGACGGGAGAGCCTATCGGCAGGCTGACAAGCCAGCTGTACGGCAACTTCAACCTGACCGACTTGGAACATTTCCTGCTGGAAGTGATGCATGTACACTACATCTACGTCTATATGGACAATATTCTGATTCTGGGTAGCGACAAAGCACGCCTGCATGAGGTGTTCACGAGGACGGCCATGTTCCTGGCGACCCACGAGCACCTGGAACTCAATCCCAACTGGCAGGTGTTCCCGGTGGACTCCCGCGATATCGACCACGTGGGATTCCGGATCAACCACAACGACGTGAGACTGCGCAAGGGCACACTCTACCGCTTCTATAAGAAGCTACGGCGTACCCGTGACAGGTACGACCTGCAATGCGAGAACGACATCAAGCATGCCTACCCGTCTGAGTACGGATGGCTTGTGCATTGCAGCCCCCAACACAAGGAATTCATCATTAATCAAATCATTAAAGAAAATGGAAGACATCATCAAACTGCATGAAGGCCTCGTGACCAACGAGATGCCTGAGAAAATCATCGACCTCAAAGACGGCAAGGGCGGATTCGTCTACAACTTCAACGTCGAGGTTTTCACCGAAGAGGTGACCGTGGATCCCGCCTCTGAAGAGGAGGAACCCCACACCGCCACCGTGACCAAGCACCGCTACGACTCGCTGGTGATGACTGCGCCCAAGACGCAGAACCACATCCTCGAGACGCTGCTGTCGGAACGCTACCCTGACCACCAGGAGCAGAAGCTGTTCAACGACTACAACGCCGCCAAGGAGAAGGTGCTGCCCTCCTCGGCCAAGGAAGGATACCTCGCTTTCCTCGCCGACCGCAAGGCCCTCAAGGAAATGGTCGAGGCCGACTGCGCCGAACTCAACATCCCCAACGCCTAGTCCATGTACGATTTTGAGGACAGCGGCACGGAATCGGGCATGTTCGACGTGGAGTTCTGCTCCATCGACGACGTGGTCAACATCATCTGTGTCTACAAAGGCATGGAAGACCTGCTGACAAGCAACGGCCAGCGCAAGCTTATCGCCGTGGACACGCCCGACGAGGTGGCGACGGCCTTCCTCACAAGCTCCAAGACTGTCATCCGGCAGGTGGACGGGCAGATAGAGAAGAAACGGGTGCCGTTCCGGGCCATCATGAAGTGTGTGCCCTACGGCGGCGCCTTCATCGGATTCCGTCTGTTCCCGCCATCGGCAGGAGTGACGGAAGAGGACCAAAAGCTGTTCCTGAAGTACAAAAAGACCAAGTTCAAGCGTTGAGGGGGTGGAAATGCGAAAATTTTTCGCGCTAGTTATCAATATGATATGGCAGAGTATGAAAAAATATTTTGCCATATCGTTTTTTGTGTGTACCTTTGCATTGTTCAATTTCACTACGACACAGAGACTGTCGGCCAATCGGAACGCCGGCTTTTTTTGTGTCCAGACACAGTAAACAGAGCCATAAAAGCATAGGCTCGGGGAGTGCGCCAGCAGTAATGCCCGCAAGGATAGTAGTGAATCCTGAACAACTCCTACCGGGCCCTTTTTGTTAAACGTTCAATTATCACTACAATGAACATCAACAGCAAGACGGCGGGAGAGACCGCACAGGGAAAATGTTCGGCATCGGTTATGCCTCGTATGACAACTTCCGCGAATTCGCCCGGATGACCGCCGCCTTCGACGGCATGGTGGATCATGTGCGCTCCACCATCCACCGCACCTTCTGCCAGGAAGAGCTGCTGGCCCTCACCGACCTTGGTGACTTCCTGCGCCGCACAACCCTGCGTTACAACAATAACTGCGCACTGCTGCCGGTCATCCACGGCGGCCTGGAACCCGAAAAGGCCAGCCGGAGCGGATCCGTAGCCGCCTGCTGCGCCGCCACCCTCAAACTGATCGACCGCGCCTACCTGCAAGGCTGCATAGCCGACCGAGAGTCGGTGTCGGAACTGGCCGACTTCTGCCGCTGGCAATGGCTCCACCACGACGCCGTGCAAGAAAATGACCTTTAACGGTACTAAACAGTAAAGGAGGAAACAACAATGGTAGTACTCAAGAACATAGACGGGGAAGTAATCAAGGTGTTCGAAGATCTCGACAGTCTGGCAGGAGCAGATCTGTCGTATGGTTTCTTCCCTTCGGCGGACTTTCGGGGCATGGATCTTCGGGGAACAAACTTTGAGGGTGCAGAACTTTACAACGCCGAGTTTGACGATTGGGTTTTTGATGCTGCCAACCTTGACGCTCCTGATTTTACTGACACATACTACGAAATTGTTCGTCATCGTGGTGGAGGAGGTCATCATTATGGATTCAGGGGTTACTGAATGAGTACAGACAACGTCCCCGCCTTTTTGGCGGGGATTTTTTATTTTTGCCATAAAAATAATAAATATATGGCGACAAAAGCACTTACCCGTAAGGTTTCTATCTATATCAACGGCAAAGAGGTTGAGAACACACTTAAGTCGTTAGAGGCGGAGATGAATAAATTAAAGGCACTGCAGAGGGGGATGACTATCGGTAGCGAAGAGTATGTCAAGACCTCGTTGAAAATTAAGGAAATAAAATCTGTCCTTGAGGAACAAAAACGTGCTATCCGTGATGTCGGTACCGACTGGGAAAAAACACGCGAGGCTGCCGCCGATTACGCCGATATTCTTGTTGGCCTTAAGGCTGCTACTGGCAAGATTGCCGGAGCCTACAACTGGGCCAAAGGTTTCGTTGAGGAGGCCGCCAAAATGGACGATGCTTACGCCGACGTGATGAAGACCACAGGCCTCACCCATGACGAGGTGCTGAAGCTCAACGAGGCTTTCAAACAGATGGACACCCGCACTCCACGCGAGCAGCTCAACAAACTGGCCTCCGAAGCCGGTAAATTAGGACTGTCGGCCCGTGAAGACGTGGAGGCTTTCGTGTCCGCCGCCGACAAAATCAACATTGCCCTTGGCGAAGAACTCGGCGAGGGCGCCATGGTGACCATCGGCAAGCTGGCTCAAGTGTATAGCAAGAGCACCAAAGAACTCTCTGACGCAAGTGAAGATATAGGCTCCAAGATGCTGAAGATTGGATCCGCTCTCAACTCTTTGGGAGCAGCCTCGTCCGCCAACGAGGCCAACATGTCTGACTTCCTTTCCCGTCTTGGCGGCGTGGCCGCGCAGGCCGGTATATCCGCACAACAGATCCTGGGATATGCTTCGGCTCTCGACCAGGCTAATATTCCTGCAGAGCGCTCCGCAACGGCATTCCAGACTCTGATCATGAAAATGTATCAGACTCCTGCAGCCTTCGCATCCATTGCCCGTACCAACGTCAAGGAGTTCAACGACCTGCTGAAGAACGACATGAACGCCGCCATCCAGAAGGTGCTGGCCGGACTGAACGAGGAAGGGGGTATGGACAAACTGGCCCCGCTCTTCAAAGACCTTAAGATGGCCGGCAGCGGTGTCACCCAGACTCTGGGTACTCTGGCCGCCAATCTCAACCTTGTGACCGAGGCGCAGACTATCGCCAACGCGCAGATGCAGACCGGCAACAGCATCCTCGAGGAGGCCAACACCAAGAACAACACCCTTCAGGCACAGCTGGAAAAAGCCACAGATCGTTTCCACAACACCGCCGAAACGCTAGGAAACGCTCTCTATCCGGCAATTATCGGTGTCACCAATGCCGGAAGTGGCCTGATGAAAGGACTGGAAGGTATTATCTCTCTACTAACCCGATATCCGGGCATACTGAATCCCCTTATTGCTTTGGGCGGGGCATGGCTGGCCATGAAAGCAAAAGCACTTGTGGTTTTAACAGCCCAAAGAGTGAAAGAATTGGCTGTTAATGTGGTGAAGACTGCAGGAATTGCCATCACCCAGAGGAAGGTCAGGTTTGAGCAGCAAGAGCTTGAAATCTACCACCGCCGCCGTGCCGCCGAATACCAGGAACTGATAGCCAAAGAAGAGCTTATCCTCGCCGACAAAGCCTATACCGCCACTGTCGAGGGACTTGCCCGCAGGGAACAGGCGGAAGCCAATATCAAAGCCTACTCCAAGAGTGTCACAGAACACGCCACGGCGGCAGACGCAGCGCACACGGCGGCCATCAAAGCAAAAAATACTGCCATGAAAGCCACACCCTGGGGGGCAATCATTGGCATGGCCACTGCCCTTGTTACTGTCATCCATAAACTGGCGAACCGTGAAAGCGAGCTCGAGAAGACCATAAATGAAGCCAACAAACAGGTCTTCGAGGAACAGGGCAAGTTGAAAGTCCTTAAGGAGCGGCTTGAAGGTGCTGCTGTGGGCAGCGAACAATACAAAAATGCCCTTGACGAGTTGCGTGCGCAGCACCCCGATATCATGAAAAAATATAGTGATGAGTATATCGCCGTAAATGGGCTAAAGGGCATCTACGAAGAATTGTCGGCTGCTGTCCGGCAGAGTGTCTACGACAGAATGTACGCAGAGAAGGCTGGCGACCTCCAGGGGGAAGTGGGAAAGACTCTCTCCGAAGCGATGTCATATACTTCTACTCTCGTCAAAAGGGAACTCAGCGACCTATCCGAAGCCGAACAGCAAAGTGTCAAAGAGGCCATCAACACCAACCTCAGAGACTTTGCCGAAGGGGTACAAAACTATCAGACCACCGCTGAAAATATCGAAAAAATCCTGAAAAAACACGGGAGCGATCTCAAAGGACTGGCCATGGGCTCCTT